AGATGAAAGTGTAAAAAACATTGACGAGATTTTAGTAAAAATGGGTGCTGATGCTCCAAGCGATATCATTGCTGATATTATGCATTGGATTGATGCACACCCAGGTGAAAACTTAGAAGACTTAATAAGACAAGCTAATGGTTATTACAACGATGAATTAGAAGAAGGCAAAAGCCCACATAAAAAAGGTACTAAAAAGTACAACGATCATATGGCGGCGATGCATGCAGAATCAAATATTAATGAGTTTGGTCCAGATGAACGTTATACGAAGATTGGCAATAATACAATGATTGCAAATAAAAAAACAGGTAGTGTAAGCAGCACCTTAAGTTTAGGTGGAGACAAATATGCAACTGTCAATAATCACCTTAATAGAGATGGTTCAGCAGGTAAACTTAAAGTATCAGGAACACTTGGAGGAATGAAATTTAAAGCCAGTAATCAAGTAAATGGCAAAACTCCAAAAGCATCAGTAAACGGTGTTAATATGCCTGTGAACGCATCTAAAAAATTAAAAGTTAGAGAAGCAGGCTCACCATGGACTACTACAGGCAAACATCCAGAAAAAATGACAACTGATGAACTATGGACTGAGATTGCAGTATTTGATGAATTACAAGACAGAGGTGAAACTTTATCACCTAAAGATATGATGAGATTAGATTCATTGTTCAGCTATTTAGATACAGCAGAAATGAACGAACAAATAAAACGCAAAGCAGATTCTATGATGGAATCAGCAGTGTGGAAAGCAAAAAGAAACAAATAAGGAGACTATATGTTTAATTGGATAAAAAAGATGTTTGGCGAAGGTGCTAAAGAACAAGTGTTCGTAGCAAAACCAAAAGTGGTTGTAACAAAAACTGTTACTAAACCTATTGTTATTAAGCCAGCATTTAAAAACAAAAAAGAATTAGCAAAACTAACCAAAGGCAAGATGGAAGAAATCGGCAGAACGTACGGTGTAGAACTTGATAAAAGAAAAAAGAAAGATGCACTAGTTAACGAACTTTGGAAAGCTATTAAGAAATAAGGAAATAAGTCATGCGTTTAACAAAATTATTTGAAGCCCCAGCAGATGAAGAAGATATTAATGCAATTAGAAAACAACTTGTTAATCAAATAAAATCTGAGACAGAGTTAAATCTTCTTAAAAAAATATTAAAAGTTTTAAAAGCTAATAATGTTGATGAAAAAATAGCCAATGCACTTAAAACAGATCCAGATGCTTCTGTTTATGTTCAAGAAATGGTTGCTTTAATAATGGACACTGAAGGCACACAAGCAGAAAAAGAACATTTTGCAAATAACTTTAGCAAGGGATTTATAAATATATCAGCGATTTTGACTCCTAATAAAAAGATAGCATTAAGCGACATACATCAAAATGAAATGCCAACTGATCCAGAAAATGAAAATAGAACAGATACATTTGTTCATACAATTTTTAAAATTATGGCCGGTGCAAAAGCGTATTCGCCACAAGGTATTGGTCCTGGAGAAGTAGCATTAGCAGCCTTGTCCCCAGATATAGGAAGAATTGGAGGCAGCACAGGTGCAATTGGAGATATTGATGTAAGGCATAATGGTAAAATATATCATGTCGAAGTTAAAGGTACGTCAGCAGGCACTCCAGGTAGATTATCTGATGCAAAAATACATGTAATGGATCCCGACCTTACAGCAAATACATTAAAAAAATATGGACAAGATGGTCAAAGAGTAGCATTGGCACCTGGAACAGGAAAGTCAAGTAAGTCAATTTTCTTAGTAGGATCAGATGCAAGTGTTGTTGCTAAAGTGGCACAAAACGGTGACGATGTTAATGTCTTTGCTAGAGAAATGGCTCAGGCATTATTTTCTGCTGCTGATTCAAATGTTCAAACTGACGCTGCAAAGTTAATTGCATCAAACAGTCCAGAGCTAATGAACTTTTATACTAAAGCATTATATGATAGATACTATCAAGTAAAATCAAAATCAGAAGGTGAAGAACTAGCAGGCTTCATATTTATAAATATACCAGGAAAAACAAGTTTCTTTAACCCTAATGATTGGGATCAATTAATAAGTCAAGGAGCTCCTAGATCGAGTATAATATACTTAACTGACCCACAAGGTAAACGAAATGGCGATCCGAGAGAATACGGCCCTGCTATGAAGTTTTAATAATATGTGGGAAATAATTGAAAGAATGGCAACAGACCGTTTATGGATATACACTGCTATTGCAGGAAGTATATTTGGTGCGTTGTTTATAGCATATTTACGTGGAACTAGAATTAGTGCATGGGCTTTCAGCAAATGGTCAGCATTACTAAACTTCTTTGTTACACGCTATGGTTGGACATGGTTCCAACAAGATCCAAATGCTTGGAAAAAATTACACCCAGAACTTACTAAACGCATAGAAGATTTAGAAAAGCGTTTAGCATGGATAGAAAAAACTACCACACGAAAAGTAAAATAACATGAATCAAATATATCTGGTATGTACTCGTAGTGCCATCAGCGCCAGTGCATTAACCTACATAATTAATCAAAGTCCACAATTCTACAATGTAGTACATAAGAATTTATTTCTACATGAAGATGGAGATCATTTTGATACTGCTAAAATAATCGAAGACTGGTGGAATGTTCCTAGCATGTTTAGTGCATATAATCCAGATGTTAGAAATAACGAAAATATAAAATTAGAAACACTACAAAACTTATGTAACGAATGGCAAAAGTTACAAACAGGTAAACACATTGCATTCTTTACACATGCAACAAACACAGCAGATATTATGAAATGGAGAGATGAACACAATCTCCCAATAACTGTGGTTACTACTATCATGGGCAACAACTGTTACAAGTATATGGACTTGTTCTTAAAAAGAGAATACAATGACGAAATGAATGAGTTTATAAACTTATTTGAAGCATGGAAACATTTATACAATCAATTTTTAGCCCAAGATACTATGTGGGCAGAACATGCCGATGTTGTACTTGCTATGGATGATTGGTTAGATAACCCAAGTGTAGTATATCATGCATTAAATATATTCCCTAACAATAATGTACAAACATGGGTAGACGAATACAAAGTAGATAATCAATATCACAAATGGGATATAAAGATAAATGATGTAACAAATAAGTTAAAAACCATGTGTTATATCTATGGAAAATATGAGAGCTTATTCCATTCAAATCAAGCCAGAAAACTATTTGCACTATCAGTGTTAGAATCTGTACGAAATCAACATGGAAATGGACTAACAGATATAGATCAAGTAGTAAATCTCACCGAAAATATCATCAGAAAACAATTGACTTTAGCGTAATTATAGTCTATAATACTACTAATTAACCTAGGAGAATATCTATGAGCATTACGTTTAATCAAGACGATATAGCAAAACTTAAAACACTAATACAAGAAGGTATCCAAGTAAGTCAGGAAGTGGAAACACTTAATGAAGGACTAAGAGATACTGTAAAGCATATCGCAGAAGAAATGGGCATCAAGCCTGCAATCATTAATAAAGCTATTAAGGTAGCATACAAGGGCGAACTACACAAGCATAGAGATGACTTTGATACACTTGAAACTATACTTGAAAGCATTGGACGTCCTGATTAATGGAAAAACGCAAAAAACTAGACGATAAGATTAAAGAACTAGATAGTACTAGAGTCTTTAAGAAGATAACACCCAAAGGTGATTTATCGTGGTTTGTTAAATGGGTATCTGTTGTGCTAATTCTATTTGCCACTTCAGCAAGAGCAACAGGTACTATGCCACAGATTGATTTATGGTTTGGTTTATTTGGTACACTAGGATGGTTTTGGGTAGGATACCTTTGGCATGATAGGGCACTTATATTACTTAACGGTGTATTAGTTACTCTTATTTCTATGGGCTTGATGAAATATTACTTTGGAGTGTAATATTGATTGATAAGATAAATGCAATTTGGGGTATAGATAATAATACTAGTAATCTAGATAAGTTTACAGGGTATGAACATCTGTATGATAAATTTGATACTTACACCAAAGAAGTTTATTACGCAAATCCGCAACAAACAATACAAGAAGTTTATGATCTATATCGTAGTGTAAATCTTGTTCCAATCACATACTTTACAGAACAAGGAATGATTGATGAACTTAAAAATTTTAAAAGCAGAGGATATAACCACGTTGTAGATAATATACAAGGCTTGGGTAACAATGCTGGTTCATCTATTGGAAGATTTTTATTTCCTAATATGATGACTGCTGAACCGAAAGGTAGAGGCTCAAACAGTTTACGAGATAGATTCTTAGATGAGAAAAAACTTAAAAGAGCAATACGCATTTGTTTTGAATTCAGAGACAGTAACAAACTTGTATATCCAATGTCATTGAGAACTGCATTGGAATTAGTTACTGGAGAAAATGTTACTAACTTCAAAGCCCAACATGCCAGAAGTATTGTGGAACATTTGTGTCCTGTAATGTGGGGCAGAGTATATGATTACAGTATGGGATATGGCGGCAGACTGTTAGGTGTAAGTGCAAGTAATATGAACTACACTTATATTGGAACAGATCCTAACACAGAAACATTTGCTTATTTAGAATATTTAAATGAACTAATAGGCGGTCCTGCAAAAGATAATGAACTATATTGTAGTACAAGTCAGGATTATCAATGCGAAGATATTGACTTAGCGTTTAGTAGCCCACCTTATTTTAATTTAGAAAAGTACAGTGACGAGCCTACACAGTGTATGGTAGAGTTTAATAATCTTGATGAATGGTTTGAGGGATATGCAGTACCAACAATGCAAAACATATACAATGGATTAAACAGTGATGGAATCTTTGCAACAAACATTGCAGACTATAAATCTTATGATAGAAAAGAGCCATATGAAGTTGTAGATCGTTGGATTGAAACTGCTGAAAAGATTGGATTCAAACATACTAACACAATTAAAATGTTGCTAAGTACAAGACCAGGAGTTGGTAACGATCGTAAAGAAGGTAGACAAAAGTGGGAAGGAGTATACGTTTTTGACAAAAAATAATTTATTACAAGAAGCTACTCCTAGCAATAAGTTTTGTACAAGCCCATGGAATGAGGTTCATCTTCATGCAACAGGCAAAGTTAGAATGTGTTGCCAACATCAAGGACTAGATAAAAATATCCGCGATGTTACATTAATGGAAGCATTCAACGATGAAGCATATAAACTAGCAAGAAAACAAACTGTATCTAACATTTGGCCAAAAGGATGCGATCAATGTGTACGATCAGAAGCACACTCGGGATTTGGTTTGCGTTATATGAATACGCAACAAACAATAGATGAAAGAACATGGCATGCAGATTTTGGTACAGGAACTATTCAAAAAGTTGGAATAGATTTCAGTAATGCATGTAATTTAAGATGTACTTTTTGTGACCCATCTAAAAGTACAGGATGGTACAAAGATGCTAAAATGTTAGATAATGCATTGGGAGAAGAGTCGTGGAGAGCATTCCATCGTCCATCAAAAGAACCATACGGAATACCAACAGATTTCGTTGATAAGAATTTAGATACATTACTAAAAACAAAACAAATAGAATGTGGAGGTGGAGAACCTTTTTACATGCCACAGTTTATGTACTTACTTGATAAATTAATAGAACACAATTATCAAGGTAAATTAAAAATTATAACAAATGCTACATTACTTAAACCAGAAACATTAGAAAAAATAAAAAACATAAATGTTAGTTTTGTAGTAAGCATGGATGGTACTGGACACATATATCCATATATGAGACCAAGTACACCATTTGGAAAATACAGTTGGGAAGAAATAGAAGAAAAGATTTTACATATAGTAAAAGAATTTAAAACTATTAATATATCATATACTCCAAACACTCTTAACATATATAATATTCCAACATATATAGAATGGGTAGAAGAAAATATAGTTCCATTAGGCATACCATTTTTTAAAAATAGATTTTTTAATCAAGCAATTACTTCTCCTGAATATTTGCGTATTGCAGTACACCCAGATGAAGATTATAAACATGAATTAGCAGATATGTTAGAAAAGAAAGATGCAAAAGGGTTTAATGATATTATAACGCAATGTAGAAACCCACGTACAGATAAAGAAATATCAGATTGGAAATTCTTCTGCAAGACAACAGATCTTCTTGACAAACATAGAAAAACAAGTATAATTAAATACATCCCCGAACTAGAAAAATATTGGATTAAAACATGAAACAAATAATACATGATATGGAATGCTTACAATGTGGAGATAGGTTTATTACACCTGTGCCTAGACCGTGTGTTAAATGTGGACATAAGTATTTAATTGATTGGGGATTTAAAAAGGTGAATAACAAATGAGTTATGTAGACGCATATCATGATAGAAACAAAGACGTTGTACATGTTGTAGAACGTATAAATGGCAAAAGAGAATATAAAGAAATTCCTGCCAAGTACACATTTTATTACAAAGACCCTAGAGGTAAGTTTACAAGTATCTTTGGTGAGAAACTTGAACGTGTTGTATGTAACACAAGTAAAAAGTTTAATACAGAGAAAAAGATCCACGGACACAAAGGCTTGTATGAAAGTGATGTAAATGTTATTTTTAAAACATTTGCTGAAAATTATGATCCACAATCAGTGCCAGAATTGAATGTTTGCTTTTTTGATATTGAGACAGACTTTGATAAGAAAGTGGGATTTGCTCCACCTGAAGATCCGTTTAATGCAGTAACGGCCATTAGTATGCATAACAGTTGGATGAATGCAACAATTTGTCTTGCTATTGGTCCTAAAACTATGACGTTTGAAGAAGCAGAAACTGTTACTAACAAGTTTGAAAATACCATGCTATTTGAAACAGAACGTGAAATGCTTGAAGCGTTTTTAGAATTAGTTGATGATGCAGATATTTTAACTGGTTGGAATAGTGAAGGTTTTGATATTCCGTATCTTGTAAATAGAGTATCTAGGGTAATGAGCAAAAGTCACACACGCAAATTCTGTTTATGGGATATGCTTCCCAAAGAACGAAAGTTTGAGCGTTTTGGAGCAGAGCAACAAACATATGATTTGCATGGTCGTGTACACATGGACTATATGCAATTGTATAGAAAGTATACATATCACGAAATGCACAGTTATTCTCTAGATGCAATTGGTGAATATGAATTAGGTGATCGCAAAGTAGATTATGAAGGTACACTGGATCAACTATACAACAATGACTTTGAAAAGTTTATTGCTTATTCGAGACAAGATGTTGACTTGCTTGTAAATTTAGACAAGAAGCTACAGTTTATTGACTTAGCAAATGTGTTAGCACATTCTAACACAGTGTTGCTACAAACAACAATGGGTGCGGTTGCACAAACAGACCAAGCAATTATTAACGAAGCACATACTAAAGGCTTAATTGTTCCTGACAAGCGTTACGACAGAGATTCAACACAGGCCGCAGGTGCCTATGTTGCAACACCTAAAAAAGGTATGCACAAATGGGTTGGAAGTATTGACTTGAACAGTCTATATCCTAGTATTATTCGTAGTTGTAATATGAGTACTGAAACTATTATTGGTCAAGTAAGGCATACACATACAAAAGAAATGATACAAAATGCTCGTACAGTTGCTGAAGCATGGGAAGGAAAGTTTGCATGTAGAGAATATGAACTTGTGATTGATAAAAACATTGACGAATTACTACATTTAGACTTTGAAGATGGAACTAGTTTTGATGCCACTGGTGCAGAGATATATGAAATTATCTTTAACAGTGGACAACCTTGGATTATTAGTGCTAACGGAACTATCTTTACATACGAGAAAAAAGGTATTATTCCTGGACTACTAGAGCGTTGGTATGCAGAGCGTAAAGAACTACAAGCAAAGGCTCGTGATGCTAGAGCAGAAGGTGGAGATAAGTTTGCGTTTTGGGACAAACGACAGCTAGTTAAAAAGATTAACTTGAACAGTTTGTATGGTGCGTTACTTAATCCTGGCAGTAGATTCTTTGACAGTAGGCTAGGACAATCAACTACATTAACAGGTCGTTGTATTGCAAAACATATGGCTGCAGAGCTTAATAAGATTATTGCAGGCGAATATGATCATCAAGGCAAAGCAATTGTGTATGGTGATACTGACTCTACTTATTTTAGTTCGTATCCTATGCTAAAAGATCAAATTAAAAACAACGAAATCAAATGGGACAAAGATACTATCATTGACTACTATGATGCAATTTGCGAAGAAGTAAACAAAACATTTCCTGGCTTTATGAGTAGGACTTTCCATACAACATTAGACTTAGGTGCAATTATTGCCGCAGGTAGAGAAATGGTTGGAAGTGCAGGTTTGTTTATTACAAAGAAACGTTATGCAATGCTAGTGTTTGATAACGAAGGCAAACGTGAAGATGTAGACGGTAGTGCAGGTTATATTAAAGCAATGGGCTTAGATTTAAAGCGTAGTGATACACCACCTTGGATGCAAGACTTTTTAAAAGATGTATTACTTGAAGTACTAACTGGTGCAGAAGAACAAGAGATACTTGATAAAATTATTGAGTTTCGTAAGAGCTACAGAGAAAAGCCTAGTTGGGAAAAAGGTTCGCCTAAGCGTGTGAATAACTTAACAAAGTATCGTGGACTAATGTCAAAGTTTGAAAGAGATCGTAAAGTAGCACACAACAATAATAAAACAACTGCTGATATTAAAAAGCCAGCAATGCCTGGTCATGTTACTGCGGCACTTAACTGGAATAAGTTGCGTGAGATTAACAGTGATAATTATGCTAATGAAATAGTAGATGGCATGAAAACTGTTGTTTGTAGACTCAAAGATAATCCACTTGGAATGACAAGTGTAGGATATCCTACAGATGAAACACGTCTTCCACAATGGTTTTTAGATCTTCCTTTTGATGATGATCATATGGAAACAGTAGTTGTTAGTAAAAAATTAGAAAACCTACTAGGTGTACTAGATTGGGATTTAGATAAAGCGGCAGCCAAAAATACATTTAACAACTTATTTGAGTTTTAATGATTCGTGTTCTTTTAGTATTATCTACTTTATTGCTTACTGCATGTGGTCCAACATTGTTTACAGTAGGTGGTATTGTAAATGTTACTGCTGGTGATATTGCTACAGTACCAATTAAGAAGAAAATAATAGAAGAAATAACTGAAAAACCAAGCAAAACTGCGGATAATTAGGTATTGACATTGGGTAGTATTTGCTATAATATATACATATGAAATACTTAATTATAGTTGCAAGCATTTTATGGGGTGTATTTTTCTATACAAATGCAAAAGCAGAAGAAACATTAGTAACGAACGAGCAATTTGCATATAAAGTAAAAGGTTGCGTAAACTCACTGTATGCAGATGAAACAAAATATCCATTAACCAAACAAGTTCCACTAGAACTTATTATTGCTCAAGCGGCACATGAAAGTGCATGGGGTAATAGTAGATTTGCAGTACAAGGAAATAACTTGTTTGGAATTAGAACGTGGAATCCAGAAGATCCACAACTAAAAGCAAAAGGGGCCCCTGATGCTCCTTGGGGTGTAAGAACTTATACTAGTTGGTGTGCAAGTGTAGAACATTACTTACACATACTAGATACACTTCCTGTTTACTCGCAATTTAGAGAAGAATTGCAGTTTCAAAGAGAAGTAATAAAAAGTGTTACGCCTATAAATTTAGCATTATATCTAGCAAGTTGGAGTGAACAAGGTCCAGAATATGTAAGATTGCTACAATCAATAATGTTAAGTTTATATCAAAAAGACTTCTATAAAAAGATAACATAAGGAAATAGTATGACTGACTTAGGAATTGATGTACAAAAAACTGTAGATAAACTTAATAAATGGGACGACAGACACGGTGGTCCATATGATAGAGGTGGTGCAGATAGTTACTATAGACGAGGTTGTAAACCACATTATTACATAGGTGCTACACATGATAGTACTAGAGTAGAGCAAGAAGATATGTCTGATGCAGAAATTAGGGCATATGAAGCCGGCTATAAAGACAACGAAGAAGCTGGTGATTTCAAAGATTGGGGCTAAACCCATTTTTAAATAAATACTGTATTACCGAAAGACTTAGAAAGGTTCTTACATGGAAAATAAAAATGAAAATTGGGGAGATAGTCGTTGGGAGTTTACCAAAGCTCAATCACAATGGCACTTTGATCCTTTAAAAGAAGGTAATAAAGATTACCAGAACGTATGCACATTTGAAGGCGATTGGGATGATGC